TATAACAGGGGCTCATACTTACTCAGGAGCTTCTACATTTAGTTCAGATGTATTAGTAGCAGCTGATATACAGCATGATGGAGATACTAATAATAAGATAACTTTTACTACTGATGCACAAAGTTTAGAGACAGGGGGGACTAGTAGAATAGATATAAGTGATTCAGGAGTAAGACTAGGAGCAGCTAATGCTAGGGTTACTACAGTATTAGATGAGGATAGTTTAGTAAGTGACAGTGCGACATCATTAGCAACACAACAAAGTATTAAAGCGTATGCTGATTCATTGTTCTTTGCTTATCCAGCCCAGATGGTTGATACAGAAACAGGGTCAGGAACGTTAGTTACTTCAGGATTATATAATATTCATACTTCAGCTGCATCAACAAATGACAGGATTAATTACACAAGTTTCTTACAAGCAAGAGAAGGAGAGGCAGGGCCTTTAACTTTCGCAATGTTAAGTAATGGAGATGTTATAGATGTAGAGTTCACAGTATTAACAGCTAGTAACTCAGCTGTAGACTTAGTTATAGGATTTGTTGATATAGCTGATATGGTTACTGATGTTACAGTTGTAAATGATAAAGCTTACTTTAAATCGACTAATGGGACACTGGAATCATCAACTGGAGACGGGACAACAGAAGAGGATCAATCAGTAACTGGTATAACATTAACAAACTTCAATACTTATAGAATAGTGTTAACTGTAGGAACAGATTGTAAGTTCTATGTAAATGGAGTTCTTAAGACTACTCATTCAACTAATATCCCTGATGGAGTAGGAGGAGGATCAATAAGTTGCGGGATAGGAGTAAAGACTACAGAGAATGTAGCTAAATCTGTTAGTTGGAACTCAAGAGCTAGAATATCAAAGACTTAATAAAAATCATTTTTAATATATACACATGGCAACAAAATTATCAGCAAGTACACAGGCTAAATTAAGCTCTCTTCGAAAGAAGCAAGCTGCTAGGAAAGCTCCTACACCAACTGTGGCTAAGCCTAAGACTAAGGCTAAGGTTCTACCAGCACCTGCCACAAGGCAAATAGGAGGAGTGACTCATATCGAAACTAAGCCTGGAGTGTTTACTGCTCCAAGTACACCAGTTGATATAACAACAGCAACTGAAGCAGCTAACTTAAGAAGTCAAGAGATGTTTGATGAAGACTTATTTAATACAGTTGAAGAACAAACCGCTGATATCAAACAAAGAGAGAAGACTGAAACGTCTTTACTTTCACAACAGATTGATAGACAAAGAAAACAAGTAGCTCTTCAGAGAGGGGCCCAGATAGAACAAGAAGAAAGAGGAATATCAGGCGCTCAAGTAGCTTTTGGAGGAGGAAGAGAAGGAGCTGAAACAACTTCTCAAACAGCGATTCCAGCAGCCTTTGAAAGAGGAGTACAGACTCAACGACAGATAGCTCAACTACAGATACAAGATATGTTTGCTGAACAAGGAGCTTTGAAAACTCAGTTAAAAGAAGCTCAAACTGCAAGAAGACAAAACTTAGTATCAGCTGATATAGAAAGAGAAAGAGCTATACAACTGGAGATAGCTGCTTCTGAAGAACGTGTAGCAGGGCTACAAGCAGCTCAGGAAGGAGAAACTCTTAAAAAACAAGAAAGGTTATTTGATATATTACAATCAATGCCTGCTCAGTCAATAGCTGTAATGGAGGATCAGACTGTTGCTTCTTTATTTGATCAAGCAGGAATATCTCCTAGTTTAGGATTTGCTTTCAAGTATGGACAAACTCAAGTAGCTGAAGCTGAGCAAAAGAAAGATCAGATAGCGTTTGCACAAGCACAGGCTAATTTAGCTAAAACTTTAAGAGATATACAAGGAGAAGCTACTAATAACTTAACAACAGATCAAAAGAACTTTATGTTTGCTCAACAGTTAGAAGGAGATGCTCGAACTAAGTTTGAAGCGTTTGCGGGGATAACTAAAGATTCTAGTTTACAGTCTATAAAAGTAGGAGAAGATGTTTATACATTTAATGCTAAGACAGGAGCTACAGAAAAAGTGGTTGATTCTAGTGGAAATAATAACTTAATGCCTACAGGGCAGATAGCAACAGCAGTCTTTAATAGTAAGCCTGTAACTCTTGATAGTGCAGCGCTAGCTTCATTGTCTAATGTTAACGGGGCATTAGTTAAAGCAGGATTTGGAGAGTTTGATACAGGGGCTATATCATCATCATCATTCAGAGATAATCAAGCCTCCGTAATAGCTCAAATAGCTCAAAGAACTAATATAGGTTTCAATGAAGTTAATCCTAATGAGACAGCGCAGCAGTTAAGAGATCTAGGAATAGCAGTAGCTAATGTAGGAGGAAGTATGCATGAGAAAGGATTAGCAGTAGATGTGTTCCCTAACCAAGAATATATAGCACAAATTAAGCCATTCATGGAAAAGAACGGATGGACACAGCCTATACCAGGAGCTGATGCAGGACATTTTGAATTCACAGGAGTAGTTGCAACAGAGCCTGAAATAGCTTTAGGAACTAAAGAACAATTTACTTTTGAAAGAGAGTTAAAGAAAGACTTTGAAGGATTCGCTAAAGAACCAAGACAAGCGTTGCAACAGATTGATATTATAAGAAAAGCGTTTGCATTAGCTAAGGTAAAACAAGCAAGTGGGGGAAGTATAAATGCAGTATCTCAGGGTATATTAGTACCATTCCAAAAGATGCTTGATCCTACTTCAGTTGTTAGAGAGAGTGAGTATGCTCGTTCGGGACAAGGGTTATCATTGATTGGCCAAGCAAAAGGACAATTTGAAAGACTATTAGTTGGTGGGGCTGGTGTAACAGTGGATGACTTAGAAGAGTTTGTAGATACAGCAGAAGAGTTTATGAAAGGATACGAAGACTCATTAGTCAACTTTGCAACAAGAACTAAAGTACAAATAAAAAGATTTGGATTAAACGAAGATGCGATCTTAACGCCTGATATACAGAAGCTTATTAATAGAAAAGAACAAACAACAGTAGATGAAGCGTTTGATTTTATATCACAAGGAGCTTCAAGTTTAGTTACAGAAGAAGAGGTAGGGTTGTTAGACAACATTTTTTCAGAATAGTATAAATATTTAAAAAAACTTAACATGGCTTTAACAGATAGAGAAATTGAGTTAATGGAAAAACTAAGAGACGAAGGAAGAACAAAAGCTGAGGCTATTGATGTTCTTTCGCAGGTTAGACAAAGAATGATGCAGGAAAGAATTACTCCTGTTACGCCTGCTCCTGCTCCAGAAGTTATAACAGAAGCTCAGGAAGTTACTGTAACCCCTGCTACTACTACGCCTGTTGTTGAAAATGCTAGATTACAAAGAACAGAATTCCCTATAGGAACTGGGTCTAGACAAGCAGAGTTTGGAAGGTTCGCTATAGAACAAAAAGAGAAGGTAGAAACAGGAGAAGAGTTTGAAGATACATTAACTGGAGATATACATAAATCATTAGGGTTAGCAACCTCAGGGGTAGCTAAAGTAAAGAATGCTGTTAAGCAATTCTTCACTATACCTGATACAGGATTAAGAGAGCCAACACTAACAGATGAAATGGCGGCTAACTTACAGAATCAATTTGGAGCAGTGGTTGATGTTTTAACAGGAGCAGTACAAACAGCAGTATCTCCATTCCCAGCATTAGCTCCAGACTTCATAGAAAAGCCTGTAACGAAAGTTTTCGAGTTCTTAGGGTCTTTAGGAGCAAAAGGAACAGAAGCTCTTATAAAGATAACAGGAGGTGATCCTGAGAGTGAGATAGGACAAAGTGCTATAGAAGCTGGTCAGTTAGCTTCGCAGTTAGTTGGAGGTAAAGCTATTAGAACAGGGATAAAGAAAACAGCTGTAGCTGTTAAGCCAGTATTAGCTAAGGCAGTTAAAGGATTAGAAAGCAAGACTAAGTTTGCTCAGAGGCTTGTAAGGCCTGAACTAACTAAGAAGCAAGCTATTGCTGAGACTAAAGCTGGAAAGTTTGAAATTAAAGGAAGGAAAACCGTAAGAGTTGCTCCCAAAGAAGAAATAGAAGTAGCGAAGTCTGTAGAAAATATAAAAGGAATTAGTTCTAATAAATCTTTAGCTCAAAACCTTAAAGCTATACAGGACCATAAGACAAAGGTTGCTTTCCCTAGGTTTGAAAAAGATTTAAAAACTAAAGGAGGGATCTTTACTAAGAAACAACTTGATAGTAGGTTAGGAAAAATAAGAAAACAATTAGCTGAAGAAGTAGATTTAGTTAATCAAGAAAAAGTAGGAAATATAATGATAGACAAGTTCCAAGAGTTTATGAAAGAGAAGCCAAATAAAGCTATTAGTTTATGGCAAGCACGTAAACAACTTGACGCTTGGGCTAAGCAAAGAGGTGCTAAGTTTGATGCTCCTCAACAAAACGCTAAAATAGCAGCATTAAAAGTTGTTAGAAACGAAGTTAATCAAATGCTTCGAGAAACAGCTAAAGATGTTAGAGTTAGAAATGAATTAACTGAAATGAGGAGATTATTCCAAGCTGAAGAAAACCTGGCTTCTAAAGCATTTGCTGAAGCTAAAGGACCAATAGGAAGAACAATCCAAGATATTCATAACACTTTAGGATTCAAAGGAGAAGTAGCTACAGGATTGATAGGGACAACGCTTGCTATCCTAAGACCTGATATATTAGCTGGAATGCTAAAAATAGGCCTTCCTTCTTTATTAGGGTTTAAAGCAGGTAAAGCTATAGTCTCAGGGCCTCTTAGACAAACAATTATAAGCATACTGAAAAACCCAGAGCTAGCAACAGGAGCTATCCCTCCAGCGCTACCAGGTTTTGAAACTCCTGAAGAACTCTAGCCTTCATAAGGATTATATGACTCCATCTCATCCGCTGCCTCTGCTGCATCCTCTTGATCTTTAAAGAAACTAAGTCCGTCTATTACAATAAAAACAATAAGTCCTAAGAACGCTGCTACTGGAGAGATGAACAAGAGAACTGTAAAGATAGTTAAGTAAAACATAGTGTAATAATTAAAGTGTATAAATATATTATCATAAAACTAAACTTCTGTCAATAGTGTTTTGTTATTTAATATTGAAGTATGGAACAAACTAAAAGTACAGTGTATAGAGTAGGAAACGATGCTAGGCCTATTTATTTTGCGTTACCTAGTCCTCCTACTACGTATGATGAGTTAAGAAAGTTAAATAAAGATAAGGTGTATAATCAGGCATCGTTTAAGAATGGTAAGAACGCTTGTAGTATGTTTGCTCCTATACATGCGATAGCTAATAATTATAGTATTGATTTTTCAGAAGATGAGATTGCTGATATTATATCTACTGCTATTCCTAAAGGGTATTCTCCTGCTTGGGGATGGTATATGGATACTGGAGTACAACATGTAATTGATTGGTGTAAGCTTAATAAAGCTATTAGATTAGAGAAGGTAAGAATAGGCTGGGAAGAGTTTAGGAAGTTTGCAGCGTTAGGATGGTTAGTTGTTACAGGGTATCAAGGACGTGAAGGGTTCTGGACTGATAGGTTTGATAAAGAGATAGGGGATGATGATATTGCATGGGGAGCTGTTAAGTACGGACATCTTATTTGTATAATGAATAAGTTACATTATGTTTTATTAAGTAGGATGTATTACTTAGATAATTATGGTCCTGATTATAAGTATAAAGAAACAAAGATTAATCATAGAGGGCTTAGTAAGCTTGTAGCTAATAGTGTAATGTTCCCATCAGGGTATTACTTAAGAGAGGAATAAAACTATGCAACCTTAACTAAAACTATGTATGTTTCCATTTAATATTATTGTTGGCTCAGTTATCTCTATCTTAATGATAGCGCTATGTATAGTTATCTTAATACCTGTAATAAAGCTTATTAAAGTACTTTATACTAAACTGTTAAAGAAGTAGCTAAATTTTTAAGTTAATTAGTTTTTTCTGGGCTTGTGTATAGGTAGTACACATTTAGTTGCTCCTCCATAATAGGGAGACCCTATATTCTCAGTTTCTATTGATTTAATTAAAGCGTTGATACAGTCACCTATTGTATCAGTCGTCCTTTCGACAATGGTCGAGGTACTGGTTCTAATTGTACTAACTCTAGTCCAGCCTTCTTGTTCGCATTCAATAGTTTTACCAAACGCGTTACATTTACATTTTTGTTCGTGCATAATATAAAGTTTTAAAATTTAATTATTTTTTAATTATGCTGCATTTTTTTTATGAGATTCAACAAAATCATACAGCTCTTTTCCCCCAAGTTTATAAACATCTTGTTTAAAACAAGACTCACACATTCCATGAGAGACTACATTTTTAGGCAAATTACTTTTAACAGTAATCTCCCTAATCTTATCCTGACAATAACAACATATAGTTTTTATTGTAGTTAAGCCTATTTTTTCTTCTGATACTTCCAGAAGCTCAGCTACCTCTTCTTTGGTAGCGGTTGGTCCATGCAGGGCTTCTTTCATTTCTGGCCCTGTTAAGATTCTTTTGTCTGATTTTTTTGCTACTTCCATTAAATTGTCTTGTAGCTCTTTAAAGATGTTCATAGTGTTTTTGATTAATAAATAAGAAGATGTTACTATAAACTAATTAAAAACAAAAGTCAATGCCATTTTATAAAAAACAGTATTAACATAATTAAGAAGGATATATACATGAAGTAGAGTCTATGTCTATACTTACGTTTTCTTTTATTAAGGGCTTTGTTATAAATAACTTGTTCTGTACAGTTGTATATTGCATTACTATATAAATGTTTCTGAGTTTCTAAAGCTTCTCTAGATAAAAGAGTTTGTTTCTTATGGTATCTAATTATTTGTTCTTTAGACCGAAGAGTTTTTGCTAGATCAAACTTTTCTTTGATTAAGTTTTTCTCAGCTATAATCATCAGATCTAAATCTCTTTCGAGCTTTAGACATTTCTGAGTGATCACTCGAATAGGGGTCTTTTCTACCATTGGTTTTAATGTTAGTGATTGTTTGTATATAAAGTCTATACTTATTAATTTGACGATTAATCTCCTGAGTTTTTTTAGGACAATTAAAGTTCATTGTTTGAAGTTCTTCAAGATCATGTTCATACATTTCTTTTAAGTTGTCTAGGAAGTTGTTTGATTCCATTGTTATAAATTAATTAATATTCTCCATTTTGGACTTTCACTTCTATTTTTGTAATTTTATCTATAAGTAAAGTAGTGAGCGCCTTACAAACAGCTAACTCTTTTTCATTATCAGCTTGAATAGAAAGCTTGAAGCCATCTTGTTGTTCTGAATTTACTATTAAATTAAACTTCATAAGAAATAAGGTTAGTTTTTAAGAGGGGCTTTCATTATTCTTTTAATCATTCTTTTGTAGGTATTAAGTATTGTTAAAGCTTTATTATATTCTGTCCCACAATTAAATGCTGTTGTTTCAAGCTGTCTTTTCTTTTCGGCGTAAGATTTAACAACAACTGTTAAAGTTTCTTTGGGAATGGGTCGTGCATTCATAATAAATAAATTAAATAATAGGTTTCTGATATTTCTTCAGTCGATTAATAACTTCTAGTTTCATACTTTGTCGTACTCCTTCTTTTATGCTTGCTAGATGGTCTGGACAAACAGCTCGTATTGGAGAGTTGTGGGGTAAATCAGGATTATATTTTCTTTCTTTATATGGCATATATAAAACTTCTCTTAGATCTTTTCTATAGAAATCAAATTCAGCAGCTATAGGGTTAGGTTTGTTCATTTAGCAAAGAGTTGTAAAGAATTTAAACGTTCTAACATTTCCTTTCTCATCTCCTCCATAACACTTCTGCCATATTGTTCTAATTCAAACTGATTAAGCACTCTTACTGGATCGTCCCAAATTGCCATCTCAAATACTTCGTCATGATATATAGTTTTCAGTACTTCTTCGATATCTTGGAAATAAAATTTAGATTCTGCTTTTATTACGTCTGGTTGTGTCATTTTAAAAAGTGTTTAAGGGATTCAGTTGAAAATGTAGAATGGTTGTCTGAGTACCATTGTTTTAACTCAGAATCTTCAGTATATTGTTTGATTGTTTGTCTAACAAGTTTTGCAATTTCTAGTGCTTCTTTAAAGTAAGTCTCAGTACTTGGATCTTCTTCTGATAATCGTGCCATTGCTACTTGTACTTCTGATATATCCATAGTATATAAATGGAGCTCAGCTTTCTTTCTATTCATTGTTTCCATATAGTTTTGATCTTATTAATATTGCGGTAGCTAAAGGCTTCAAGACTTCTTGAAAGTGATCAATTGAACAACTAACAAGCTGCTCAATTAAAGCATCAGCTTCTTTTTTAAGTTCAGGGTTTGTTTTGCCAACAATGTGTAGCTTGTTTACTGTGTCTAGTTCTGGTACGTGTATGCTGAACATAGCATTTAAAGTTAAATTATAATTATTGCCATCTGGTATGTAAGTATGACATTGCAGGACTTGTGTTTTGACTTTCCTCTATTAGATCAGATATTTTTTGTTGACAGTCTCTGATAATAATTTTACCCATAAACTCATGTTCTTCTGTTACTTCAGCATGAGGAGGAATCATCATTACGACTTCCATCATATCTTTTGTGTATAGTTCGATTTCAGCTTTGTTTCTCATAGGTATTTAGTTAAGTTTATAAAAGATTAAGCATCTTAGCAGTTTCTCTGCTTATCTCTACTTCTTTTCCTTCACATGTTGTTTTTACTTTATCTTCTTTTATTCCTATTTCTTTAAGTATTCCATATTCAATTATTCCTCCTTCTAATTTATTACAAGTAATAGTTTTCTCTTCATCTGATATTTCTTTCCAAGTACATATGCCAGCAAAACATTTTAATCCAAACTTTAATACACCTTTACAAGATATTAATAATCCTGCTGATATTCCATAGCTATTTCCAGCTTCGATAGACCCATCAGCTTCGATAGACTCACCAGCTTCGATATACTTACCAGCTTCGATAGACCCACCAGCCTTGATAGACCCACCAGCCTTGATTGATAAAAACCCTTCAACATACAATCTACCGATAAGCTCAAAAGACGATTCAAATTCAGCATTCCCTTTTATTTTATATCCTGATTCATCTTTATGTTTATCTAAATCTTCTTGTGTTTTGATTATAAATGTTTTCATAGTTATTTAGTTAAGTTTATAAATAGTTAGTCCAGATAATCCTAACAGATTCTAATGCAATGATTATTGCCACTGCAACGAATAGGAATGTGTTTAGTGTTTTCATGGTTGTTTTAGTTATGTAATAAATTAGTTTTGTTGCTGCTTTTTTATTCATAGTATAAATTATTAATTAATTAAATTTTATTAAAAAATTATATCCAAACAAATATATAGAGTAAGTTTTTAAGTGTTTATGCCATCCTTTTGATAAAAAATCTTCTCCTGCTTTTGGTTTCCATGCTTTTATTTTCATAGTATTAAAATAAATTATATTTATTAAGTATCTCTGAATTTTGCTTTCTACAATTACGACAAAGCCATACATCTCCGAGTTCTTCTGTTAAAACATACTTCCCCCACTTCTCAGCATATTCTATAAGTTCCTCATTATCTAAGCTGCATAGCCAATCATTAAACATGTCAGGAATAAGGTCATCTAAAGGACGTTCTTCTAAAATAAACTGTTCTTGTAAATAGTCTTCAAATGTTGTTTTCATAGTTATTTAGTTAAGTTTTAGGCATATCTTCTTGGCATATAGCTATTAATCCATAATTAGGACATTCTGGATTATCGCATACAACAGTTCCTTTAGGCGTTTTAAATATCGTTGCTATTACATTATTACATTGTACACAAGTTATGTCCTCCATAATTATTTAGTTAAGTGTGTATAGGTCAGCGTAACAACTTACATTATCTGCTGGGTCCATCGTGAATATGTCTCCTCTGTTCGTAAATCTTTTATTCATAGTATCTAATACAGTAAACTCTCCATTACATCTCTCGTCCTTTAAATCGCTCCTGAGCCGTACTTTATCTCCGTAAGTAAACAACTTATCTCCATGTCTACCTACGAGCTCCTGAGAGAGTGCTATGACCCGAGAAGGGTATTCACACAGATTAACTCCAGTGGCACCTATGCAGGGGGTTGAATCAGTCTGAGCTGATACAGGGTTATAAGAAGTAAAGAAGACTGCAGTTGTTATTGGAGTTGCGGCTCCTTTTCTAAACCCTCGATAACAATATTCATTGAGTCTATCTTCCCATTTTCGAAATTCCATATAGCTTGCACCTGTGCTAGCTCTTCTTTCAATACAGCTACTCTTGCTTCTAGAACGTTAAGCTCACTTCTGATACCTTGAGCTTGTCCGTGTAGGTGTTCTTGATGATCCACTGATAATCTTACTTCTTTTATCAGTTTGTCTTCTAGAGACCCCGCTGAGGCACTCACAACAGCTATTACTACTAGAAAGATGGTTAGGCCTAGGATAAGAGCTTCAATGATTCGTTTACGTTTTTGTTTGTTCTGGTGTTCTTGGAATAGGTTATTCATTTTGGGTGGATTAAAGAATAATAAATATAGAACTTGATATACATGCAACAGTTATAAGGATTGATAGGCATCTTAATACTTTCCATTCCCAGAAGAGGTAGATTCCGATAGCAGCACAAACAATCTGAGCTACTACTACGATTAAATAAATTGAGTAAATTGACATATGTTTTTTAGTTAATTGACACTTTGCATGTGGCTATGGAAACAAAGTTTGGAGTCACCACAATCCCCTACAATGAAATCTAACCACATGCAAGCTGGCAATTAATCATCTTTAACTATTTTCTGTTTCCTAAGCATTTTCCTCACAAGGGTAGCCCAAGTTGTATCTTTTTCTTTACAGTAATGGTCTACTTGATCTTTTTCGTATACATAACATCTTACTTGTGAAAACCATGTCTTCTTATTCTTTGGATCTAGTTTCATGTTTAAATTGATTAAATTGATTAAAAAGGATCTTCTATTTTTGACTGGTGTTAAAAAAGCTTTTTCTATTGACCATCCTCTCCTAAGCCTGCTTCTGATTGCTTCTTCGCTGATTTTTAACTTTTCACTCCATTGTTTTTTGGTGAAACTTTTCCCTTGAAAACTTATTTCATTTCGTCTGGCCAAATAAGAATAATCAATAGGTTTTAAATTAAAATTTTCAAGTTGGTTAAAATGAAGTTTTCTATGACACTTACGGCATAACCATGTTATTTCTAATGGGAAATCGTAGTCGGGATGATGTGCTTCTATGTTCTTGTTTTCACTACACCTCATACATTTTAGTTTTTTTAAACTCCCTCTTTGAATGTGATATTGTATAATTCTCATTGCTTTATATTTTTCTGGGAACTTTTTTCTTCTTTTTTTTTGCCATTCTGTTTTCCATTTTTTTCTTTCTGGTTTCTGGTTCCTTTTTCTCGCTGTTTTTTTCCCTGCTTCAGTTTTTCCATATCTAAACACTCTTTCTTTAACGCAGCTTTTACAAAAACTTAAGTGCCCATCAGTCATTCCTGCATGTTTATAAAAGCTTTGTATGTCTTTTTCTTCCCCGCATTTTTTACATTTTTTTACCATGGCAAATCTTTAATATCTGGCCTATTCTTTTCTTTTTCTTTTAGCAAATTAATTACTTTGTCACAGTCCCCTGAGTCTGACCAATGCTTCTTGATTTCTTCTTTTTCTCTACGTCGTTTCTCTTGAATTATCCTTAGTTGGTTGAACATGTTTATATCGGTTAAGAATACATTCTTTAATAGTTCCTGATATATGTTTAATAGCTTCTCCTATTTTAATAGTTCTGAACCCTTCATCTTCTACACAGGTAATATGTTTATCATTATGATCACATTCACATTTAGTTATTTTCATGATTGTTTATTATTTAATATTGGAGAAAGATCCCATACTTTACCGTATCTTCCAATTATTTTAGGGATTCTAATTGAACATTTTTTTAAGTCTTCTAATTTTATACTTCCTTGTTCATCATATATTGCTTGCGCTACCTTCCATTTAAGAGCGTAGACAGTGTTTTCCTTTCTAGGGATGAAATGATTGATTAGAACGTATCCTGAGAAGCCACAGAGGGTCACCTTACGCAGAGCATAGAGTTCATGTTCTCTGTTACGGAAGAAAGTTTTGAAGTTGAAGGTTGCTTTGGCTTTACATAGTTTTAGTTCAAGGGCCATGAACTTCTTATTACAAACAATGAAACAGTCGAAAGGGTTAGTAAACCCTACATCAGGGATCTTGTAATAAAGGCCGTCTTTTTCTTCTGTCCATAAATAATGGTCAAAAGATCTTTTAAACTCGACTTGGAAGTCTTTCTCCTTTTTACCCATGAGGTTTAGTTAAAGTTTTTAAAATGGCACAGAATCCATAGTAGTCTTATCAGTGCTTCCTGTTCCGAACACTTCCTCAGCTGTTGCCGTCTCTGGAGTCTTTGTTTCTTCTTCAGCTACTTGAACCTTTCTTGCTTTTAAATAAACTTGTAGTTCTTTATCTAAGCCTACAGCTTTTTCATACATTTCTTTATCCATGTTTCTAGCATACTCAAATACAGGTACATAATACTTATTTGATCCTTTTTTCTCTTCTTTAGATTTCTCCATCTTAATCACTGATTCTTTTTTAGCTATCTTCTGTGTATCAGTGAACCAAGATAATGCTGATCCATGTAACTGGAAGTTAACTAACTCTCCTTCATACATAGCATATACTGACTTAGCAAACTTACCTCCTGCTGCTTTAATAGAGTCTTTAATCTCAGAGTATTTCCCTGACACTATCTGTCCTCCTTTAAAAGCTTTAACATTTAAGTCTTCATTCTGAAGGCTGTGAATTTCATTGCTATATATCCCGCATTCAAACTCATCAGACCATCCTTTGATAGCTGACAGTTCGTCTAGTACGACGAATTCAATTGGGGGTTTAATTTCTACTACTTTTCCTGCTTCTTTGTCGAAATACTGAAAAGCTTTCTTGGAACTTTTCCATTCGATGAACTTAGTTGCAGGATTTTTGATTGTTTGTACTGATAAACTCATGATATAATTGGTTAATTGTTGAAAAAAAGTTTGTCTAAAATTTTTCTGTATTCCATTGCATTCATTTCTAGTTCTTCATTATCGAAACATTTCTCTAGTCGTTGTAGTAACTCATATGACTTAATGTTCTTACCTGATACAAGTTCTATCATCTTCCAATAATCTTTGAATTCTAAATGTAGCTTCAGTTGTTCTTCGTTTAAACACTTAGGCCAATTAGAAGTGGTCCCATTTCCTGGAAGCAACGAAAGCTTCCTTATTTCTTGTAGTTTCTTGATTTTATCTTTGGTGAATTTAAACATTGTCAATAGAGTTAATGTATTCTTCTTTAATCTTTTGGACTGCTCGTTCAGGGTCACTCCAACAGTTTTGGTTTACTTCTTCGTATCCTAGAGCGTCTTCTAATGCAAGCACTTCTCCGTATAACATTTCAGCAAACCTGTTAGCTGCGTTTTTAGGAGGGACTCCTTCATGAGAGAACACAGGAAGCATATCACTGAACATAGCTAAAAGCGTTTTACCGTTAGGTCCGTTAAAGTTACGCTTCATATACTCTTCTTGTAACTTCTCAGCTTTCTTAAGCCGTTTTTGTAGTTTTTCTATTTCAGTCATTGTGGGTTATATTAAATAGTAGACGATAAATATATAAATAGAATATATTTGTAAGACTTTGATTAATGTTTTCATTTGTTTTTTATTAATGTTCGGTTTCCTTTACTGTCCCATTCAACCTCTATCTTCTCGTCTTTATCAATTATACATAAGTACCTAACATTTCCTTGCTTGTCCCATTTAATCTCTTTACTTAGACCTCTTTCTTTATCAACCATAATCGAATGTTTCATTCCTGTTTTATTTATTGATTAACCTAAGTATAAAGAACTTATTTACAAATGTCAATACCTTTTTTGCTCAGAACGTAGTTTTCTCTGTACAAACTCGTTTTCTATGGCGAGGGTATCAGCTATAAAGAAGCTATAGGCTTTTTCTTTATAGACCAGGGTTCGTTTAAGGATAGGTTTATCAGGGAACTGTGCTTTCATTTTCTCTCTATTAGTTTTAGGAAAGAACATGAACATAGGGAGGTCTCTGATTTGGTCTTGGATATCAGCGGAGTATCTTTTAAAGCCTGCGTTAAAGAACATATCGAAGGAGAGATGTATTTTTTTACCATCGATTACAAGAGGTTCTCCTGCTAAGTAGAGTTCTTCAAGAGTTTTTGCTTCTTCCTCTTCTTGTTTTTTGACTTTAAAGTTCCATCGTGCTTTGGTAGTCATAATAATATAAGTTAAATAATTATTTCTTTTTAATGTTTTTCATTTCTTTTTTAACGTCTGCTACAGTTACTGTCTTCGGAGGGTCTAGTAAGATAAGAGCTTGGATATAGTAAGCAGGACAGAAGTCTTCTAGAGAATGTTCCATTTCGACCTTAAGCCCACCGCATAACTGCCAACCTTCGTTAAGCTTAGCTTCTAGCTTAGCTTCAAACGTTTTCTTTTTTGTTTCTTCAAGGATTTGGTACTTCATAATATAAGGGTTAATTAATTAAATAGATCTTTTTCCTAAAGCCATCTCTTCAAGCTCTTCCGCAGAATGCCCTTCTTCTTTAATTAAAGCCTGTGTCCATAAGCAGGCTTCTTTTGCTGTGCTAGGCTTGTAGCCAAAATTTCCGTAAAGCTCCCAGCCTTGTTTTAAGTGTTCATTAACAATTGCTTCTAGTTCATTCGCAAAATCACTGTGCACAAGTTTGTACGTTGTTTTCATAATGTTATAAGTTATTTAATAAATTTACTGCATCTATAAACGAATATCCTTTTAATCCTTCTACTAGCTCTATAACGTCTCCTCCTTTGTGACAACTAAAACAAAAGAATGAATTAGTTTTAGTATATATGTGTAGAGAAGGAGCGGCCTCTTCATGGTACGGACAATATATTTTGTTTCTTATAGGCTCTCTTCCTAACATCCTACAAACCATTTCTATATCTGTGTTCTTTGCAGCATGTTTATCAACAATGTTTTTCTTGTTCAATAAATCAAAAGTTTCTCTATATTCTTTTACATGATCGTTGTTCCTTATTTTATACACACATTCATTGTGGAGCATGTCTCCGAAAGCTAACACTGCTTCATACTTTGTAGTTTTGCATGGCTCCATACTTTTAATCTTTGATTCGTGGATACTTATTTCCTGGTCTTTATCAACTATCATATCAAAGAAGTCTTGGACATTCCCTGTCTCCTCCCAAAGAGATTGTAGGTCTATTAATCCTAGCTTTCGAGAGTCGCCTTTGTTGATTAAGATATCAGGTATCATTGAGGCTCTTTGCTTATAAAATATTTACTTGAGTTCCCTGTAGTTTCTGTGTTTAAAAACATTCCTTGTTCTTCGCAGATTACTTGAGCTTCCTTTATCATGTTGTCTAAAAAACATGTATCATCTCTTCTTTTCCCAGACAAGTTAGCATTCCTGATATCTGTTTTTTTACAATTAGGATTATTAAATATGAATTCATAAATCTTTTCTGGCATTCCTTTCTCTATAGTCCCAAAGAATCCTTGTGTTTGTTCTCCATATTTGTTTGAATATGCAATAGCTTCTTGCATTATTTTTTTAGTTATTTTTAATTCAGGATTAGAGATCATTGTAATAACTCCTGCTAACTTAATAGTTTTCCAGTATCTACTAGACCTTTCTACTTTAAGCGCTTCGCTCTTAAGGTCTTCTGCTTTTATTTCACATTCATATCTATATTCCAGATAGTCTTCAAACGCTCCTTCTGTTATTTCGATAACTTTCGAAAGTCTTATAAATTTTTTCTTAGGCTTCTGGCTCTCTTTATATACCATATCTCCAACTTTTACTGGGGCTTCAACCTCTTCTCCTATTTCTATGTTTTTGTATACATTTTTAAAGAACTCTCTTAATTCTATTCTTTCTTCGTCTACTTCTTTATAAAACTGTTTATATATCTTTGCTAAGTTAACTGGTTTCATAAACTCTCCTTTAGTAGGGAAACATAAGAAACTTCTTCTCCCGAGCCCTGTGGTTATAAACGACATTAGCTTCTGTGTTGCAAAAGCGTCATCAGTTAATCCTAGTAATGATGAATAAGAAAACATTGTTTGAGGTACTCCTTTAACAGGTTTAGAATGTTTGTTCCCTTTAATTATTTTCGCTTCACTGTCCCCGTCATAAACCATGTTGAGGTAATTAAGGATCTGGTCTGACTCTTTACTATGAGCTGTTAAAAACTTCCCAAACTCAGCGTTAGTAAAATGACAATGTCCTATACTACACACCTCCATTTCTTCACGTTGTCCTATAAACCCTTCAATAGTTCCTCCTCCTCCTGTTGGCTGTATTAGTCTTGGGCAAGCCTCGTCTTGTTTTTTCTCTTTAGCCGCATTCGTTTTTATTTTATCTAACACTTCTTCTTCAAACCTTTCTTTCCTTTTCTTTAATATCTTTAAACATAAGGCATACTGATTTTCAAAGAACGGAATACATTTCTTCAAGTCTTTAATACTTTTATCTTTACCAGCTCCACTAGGCATAAACGTTATTCCATATAAGTTAGGAAAAATTCTCCCATCAGGAAGGTTTATCTTAACTCTATTAAAACAAAGCATTTCAGAAATAGTTATAAACAATACAAGTTCCAAAGCACTCCGTGGTGTTGTGGGATTCTGTTTCTGTAAATGGTTTATAACTTTATTTATCATACGCCTTAATAAAAGTTAAGTGTTTAAACATCCGCAAAGAATAGCCCTTAAGAGTTGAACATTAAATATCCACGCGACATGAAACTTTAAATCTCCTAAGGGCTATTCTCCATTGATGTTGAAAAGAAAGCTTCATCTCCGCGTTTGGGTTAATTAATGTTCGAAAACTAGTCTAAAATGGATATTCGAAAAGTCAAGAAAATTGGGTAGACATATACTCTAGGATGTAGCATGACTATTTTACAAGAGTCTTTACAATTTACAAGAAAACAGCCGTTTTTAGGCAAAAGTACTTTACAACTTTCCAAGGGGGTGGAAAGCGAAATTGTAAAATACTATCGGTAGGTTAGAACTGTGTATTGTATATATATTATATAGTACTTTACAACTTTACATACATACATACATATATTTTATATATATAACATATAATGGCTTCTCACCTTATAACTGACTTTTCCTCAATAATTGAAATTACTTATAACTGTAAATCTTGTAAAGTTGTAAAGTACTCTGGAATAAAAGTCTGAAATCAGCTTGACATTGTAATTGATATGTACTATAGTTTTATCTCTTTTATTTGTTAATATTTTATTATGGAATGTTTTAAAAAAGATGTTGAAGAAATTATGGCGTTGCCTTATAACTCTCCAGAACGTAAAAGAAAGAAACAAGACTTAGCTGAAAAGTTTTCTGTTGCTATGCGAGAGTTTGAAACAAGAGCCTTTATGATTAAACAAGAACTCCAAGAGAAAGCTTTTGACTTGACAGATGTAAGTAAATGATATAAGATATAATCAAACCAGACTCTTAGGTTACAATAGCAGAGCTTTAGTCGAGCTCTGTTATTTTATTTGTTCTTTACTTTATACTCTTTTTATGCTAATAATTAGAGTATATTAATCACTCAACTTTTGTCTAATCGAGCTGATAAAAAAAAGAATGTTGATAAAGTAGCTGCAGCTATTGCTGTTAATCCTTTAGCAACTCAACGTGACTTAGCAGCAGCAACAGGTTTAGGACTAGCTTCAGTGAATAGAAACAAAAAAGAAGCGGAACAAAACGGAACTAAAGACGATAGAATCATTCATCTAACTGATGGTGATTTTGAGTTACAGAAGAAAATACAAGAGATTAAAGCAAAGAAGCTTAGAGAGAATGCTGATAAGATATCTGACTCTGATATCAATCAGTGGGATAGGCACTCTATGACTCGTTATACAACGTTTAGAGGTGATGCTACAAATGAAGATGGTGGACTGAATGGCCCAGTGGTTCTTACCTGGGAAACTTAATTAGAATAATTCTTAACAAGGCGTGAGAAATATATTATTTAACTTTTTTATGCTATGACGCAAAAAGATCCTCTAGTAACTAATAGAATCGAATTGAACGGTCAAAGTGGTGGTGGTATCTACAACTCAGATGGAACTACTATCATTGATAAAGACGGAAATATCGACGCTCCAGTTACTTCAACAAATTTAACTTTATCTGGTACTTTAACAGTAGCAGGTGTCTCTCAACTTAACAGTACTCTTACAGTTGGTGTAGATGATACAGGGTACGATGTAAAGTTCTTCGGGGCTACTGCTAGTGCTTACTGTCTATGGGACGAAAGTGCTGATGATTTAATTCTAGCAGGTGCTGCAGGATTAAGTGTTGCAGGTGTGACAACTTTAACAGGGAAAGTAACTTTTGGACTTAATGGTGGTGCTGCTTCAGCTTCAGGTTTGCTTGCTGGTGTAGGAACAACAGCTAATCCAGCAACTTCAGCAGCAGCAGGTGCTATCTTTATGGAGTTCAGAACACAGAACAGTGCAGCTTCAGGAGACTCTAGAGGTCTTTACTGGAGACATGATATTAGTGGTGCTGGTGGAGGAGGTGAAGCTTTAAGAGCTTTTGCTAAAATTACAGCAGCAGCAACAACTTGTAGAGGTGCTCATGTCTCTCTTGACTTAGCAGCAGCAGGATCAGTAAGTGGATTCGGAGCTGGTGTAGATGCTCAAGTACTTTATGGAGATGCAGCTTACACAAATACAGCTACAGCATTGAATGCTGAGCTATACGCTGCAGGATCAAGCTCATCTATCTCATCAGGATCAGGATCATTCTTGAGATGTGTACTAGGAGGAGATGCTACAGGTATTGCAGACTTTGATGATAATGCTAGCTTGATTGTTATAACTGGTGGTTCTATCGCTTCAGGTAACATTGTACAAGCAGAAACAGACGAAACTAAATTCTCACATAAGATTAGATGTACCTTCAATGGAACAACAATGTATCTAATGGCAACAGAATCTTAATTTATATAATTATTATTTAATACGCACGACTATGAACTTAACAATCCTTGACCGAATCATTCTCCCAAACATTTTGCCAGCTGAAGGCAGCTTCGACACTCTTATCCTCAAGAAGGATGTACTTGAAAAAGTACAAATCACTCAAAAAGAATTAGAGAAGTACGAAATCCGAGCAGAAGAAGGCAGAGTAATCTGGAACGAAGCAGGAGCTAAGTATGAACTAGAAGTAGAGCTAACTGAACTAGAGACTAAGTTAGTTACAGAACAGCTTAAGAAACTAGACGATGATAACAAGTTAGACGACAATACAGTAAACTTATATAAAAAGTTTAAATAGTACATAAGACAGAGGCTGGGGAGACTCTCTAAAAACTCCCCACTCTATTACTTAAGAACCGTATTATGGCAATACTTAAAAAGAAAAAGAAGCCAGCTACAAAGACATCTTTCGCATTCAAACAAGTTAAGCCTAAGCAAAACACTTTGAAGAAGAAAGGGTATCTTGTAAAAAGCTAGTAAACTATAAATTAACAATTAAATCATGGCAGTTACAAGTCAAAGGGGTAAAGCCTTCAAAGCTCCTAAAAGTAAAGCAGCACAAAAGACACTTTTAATGAGAAACAAAGGAACTATAGATGTTCTTAAGACACCGTTTCCTAATGAGACTGCTAAGATGAGAGAAGGACGAATGGATCTACTGATGAAACTACGAGGACAGAATCGAGTAGTTACAGCAGCACAGAAGAAAACACCAGCCGCTTCTAAAAGAGCAGCAAGACTAAGATCAAGACCAAAGAAATAATCATATATTATGTCTCTTTCATTTAATCAACAGAAACGGTTGCCTAAGACTAAGGCAGCAAGACAGAAGTTATTGAAGAATAACTTAAACACGATTAAAGCTTTAAGTAAAGGAGTAAAGAATGAGACGCCTAAGATGAAGACAGGACGTATAAAGTTAAGACAACGGTTACGAGATGAGAGTCATGTAACAAGGAAGTTATTGTTCAGAGAAGCTAAGAAACAAGTATTCGCTAAGAAAAAATAACTATGGCAGTTCGAAGACGACCAATGAAAGTAAGGGCCAGAACAATGGAGATCCCTAAAAAGACAATGACATTTACCAAAAGAAAGGTAACGCCTCAGAGGCCGTTTAGTTTACCTAAGACTAAAAGAGGCATGTTGAATCTTATTGAGAGAAACACTTCTACTATAGCAGCTTTAAAGAAAGCAGCCCCAGGAGAAAGAAGTGATATGCCAAAGTTTAGGAAAGAGTTAAGAACAAGGTTAGTAGGTGAGAATAAGAAGGTAATGAAAGCGTTAAAGAAAAAGTAATTTAACATAATAGTATGGAACAAGGCGTGAGAACAGTGATCCCATATAAACCAAGACCTTTACAATTAGATTTTCATAATAAGAAAAAACGTTGGAATCTACTTGTATGTCACAGACGGTTTGGGAAGACAGTGATGACAATCAATCAGTTACTGAAAGATGCGTCACTGAATAAACTGGAAAGGCCTAGGTATGCATACATTGCACCGACCTACAAGATGGCAAAGAGTATCGTATGGGATTACTTAAAACATTACTCATCCGTTATACCTCAGATAAAGTTCAACGAATCAGAGTTACGAATCGATTTACCTAATGGAGCAAGGATCATATTACTAGGAGCTGATAAACCAGATGCGTTAAGAGGAATATATTTAGATGGAGTAGTGCTGGATGAGTTCGCACAGATAAGACCTAACTTGTTCACAGAGATTATAAGACCAACGTTAGCTGATAGGAAAGGGTATGCAATATTCATTGGGACACCTCAAGGTAAGAATCATTTCAGTGAGTTGTATGAGAAAGTAAAAGACGATGAAGATTGGTATGTAGCAATACATAAAGCAAGTGAGACAAAGTACGTAGATGCAGAAGAGTTAAAAGAGTCGAGGAAGATGATGACAGAGGACGAGTATTTACAAGAGTTCGAGTGTAGTTGGACAGCAGCAATAAGAGGAGCTTTCTACGCAGATGATATAGCATGGGCAATTAAAGAGAACAGAGTATGTAAGATCGAATATGATAAAAGGTTAAAGGTTCATACCTTCTGGGATATAGGATACAGAGATGATACAAGTATAATATTCGCACAAGTGTTCGGGAAAGAGGTTAGGATAATTGACGGGTACAGTAACAGTGGAATGACGTTAGCAGATTACGCACAGATATTAGGAGATAAAGGGTATAACTACGGAGACCATTACTTCCCATGGGATGCAAAGATAAAACCAATGAGTTCAGGTAAGAGTACAATAGATGTAGCTAGAGATTATGGGATAGAAGCGAAATTGACACCAAGTTTAAGTATATTAGAAGGGATCAACCAGGCGAGACTATTATTTCCTCAGATGTGGTTCAACGAGGAAGGAGCAAAAGATCTTTTAAATGCGTTAACGAGTTATAGGAGAGAGTATGATGATAAGAAACAATCTTTCAGAGCGAGTCCTTTACATGATTGGAGTAGTCATTACGCAGATGCGTTCAGATATATGGCTATCAGCATTAACCAGATGACAGAGACTCCGCAAGAAGAATACAATGAAGCTTATAACAATTACGTATCAACAAGAGAAGTACAGTTTAATTTTTAAAAAGTTAACTTTCTAAAGATGGCAGATCAACAAGATTTAAAGACTCCGATAAATTATAATGTAGTATCAGGGATTGATAATCCTGCAGTTAAAAGTGCTATAGAGTTAATCAAGAAATCTGAGTTAATAAGAGACGAGAAAGAGTCAGAGTGGGAAGCAATACAAGAAATCTTTGAGTTAGGGTTCGAAGTTAGCAATCCAGCGGGAACAAGACGGTTTGAGTCACAGTTGTTATGGCAAGCAGTGTATAAGACAGTATCAAAGATGAAACCTTTAGATGCTACTTTTCACGGTTCAGGAGCAGACCAAGACATAGAAAAAGTTGTTACTGATGGAGTGCAAACAGTGTTAACAGAAGCAGGGTTCCCAAATGTGTTGAGAGATAAGTTTGGAGCCTTTTACCGGTTCTTATTATTCGGAGATTCGTTTGTAAGAGTAGGAACAGATAACAAAGACTCTGAGTTCCCTATCAAGTTTCAGAACACATCTTTATTGAATGTGTATGTGGATCCTAATGCTACAAGTATGAGGACACCTTCAGGAGAAAAGGATGTAGATGAGTTAGTAGCTGTTTATAAATACACATGGGACGAAGCAGTTGAGTTGTATCCAGAACTTGAAAAGACAGGAGGACCAGGGAAGATCCCTAGATCAGATGCTGATTTAGAAGATTTAGATGAGACAGAAGACCAAGAATTAAATCAAGACTCTCAAAGAGAGATAGAAATAGCTCATTATTATAATAAAAGTAAAGAACGATACACAATATTTGCAGGAAGTGCGTTAACAGTACTGGAAGATCTTGAGGGGAAAGAGTATCCGTTTGTAATGAAAGGGGAGCCGTATATCCCTTTCATACATTTCATGGGGTTCCCAGCAAGTGAGGGGTTCTACAACTATGGATTGGGTCATATATTATACAAGCTTGCAATTGTAACAAGGCAGCTTTCGAATAAGGCTACCAACTACGCTATGGATAATGTCGATCCAATACGTATTATGAACATTCCGCAGGGTGAAAGCGCCAAGTTCTTTAACAAGATACTGTCAGCCGAAGAAGCCAGAGCCTCAGGCCGTAAAGGTTTTATTATCAACGAGTATGGAAATGCTGACCCTGCGGGAGGTCAAACTAGAATTGAAACGTTGAGTAGTGATGCATTGACACAAGAATGGGAAAGACTGTTCAACATGTTTGACAGAGAGATTAAACGGTTAGGGATTAATCTTGATGATGTAGACAGAGGAGCTGCACGGACAGCAACACAGATAATTGCAGAAGAAGAGAATTCAGATCTATTTGTTAAACAGATACTTGAACAGAACGCTAGTGAGTTTAAGTTTGTGTATACATTAACATTAGATTTCATAAGTAAGTTTATAAGCAAGAACAATAAGACACCTTTAAATCTTACAACAAAGATAACAGTAGACGGGCAAGAGATGCGAATGGATGATATAACATTAGGAATGGTAGCTGACGAGATAAAGAAACGGAATTACTTTGTTAAAGTAAACTCTCGAAGTGGAGCTATACCAAGTAATCTTATGAGACAAGCACAGATAAGCAGGACATTACAGTTCTTACCGCGTGGCTCACCTGCGCAATTAAGATTAGTACAACAGTTAGCAGCATTAGATGATAATGAAGTATCATTAGAAGAAATAGGGTTTCAAGCAGGAGCAGGAGGGGAAGCACCTACGGAACAGATAGGTCAACAGCCTACAGCAACTGATGCATTAAGAACCCAAAGAGCAGGAGGCGCCTTTGATTTAGCAGCAATAGCTTAATAAACATATTATACTATAGTTAATGGATATAAAAAAAATATTACAACGTAGGCGAGGAGGAGAGACAGTAGGAGAAGAAGTGCTTGGGAAAGCAGGAGAAGCGAAAGCAGCGTTGTTGTGGAAGAATAATCGTGAAATATTCGCAGATATAGAAGGAGGATTATTACTAAGAGCGTGTGAGTATAACAATTTCAGTAGTGAAGAGTTAAAGATATTCAAAGTAGGATTAAGATCAGTAGGAAGTTTTTTCCAAGAGTGTGAAGCACAACATAGACTAAAATTATTATCAGTAGAAAGACAAAAAGATATAAAAGAAATGGTTCCTAACTTCTAGAAGACCTTTTACAACACCGTACTAACACATAATTGTTTCCCCTTAGAGAGTAATTACTTGCTCACGCCTTAGTTTTTATTCTCTAAGTGGAGACAGATTATGTTTCCAATTTTATATTATTTAATTTCTTACTATGACTGACTATACTCAAAACAGCGACGATGATCTAATGCTTGACGATATCGAAGTTGAGTCTGATGAAGCAGTTTCTGATGACACTGACGACTCTAAGCAAGTTGAAAGTGAACAACAAGAAGAAACGGATCTAGATTTCTTGGAGGAATCTAAGACTGAAGTGCCAAAAAAGGCAGAAGCCAGAGAACAAACTAAAGAAGGACAGATTAAGTCTGCTTTGAAAAAGATTAACGCTGGTGAAAAATCCTTATCTGACTACCCTAAGTACATTCAAGAATCTTTGGTAGACAAGATAAAAGCTCCAAGTGAGCCTCCACGATTTGACGAAGGTGCCATTGTGGACAAAGCTGTTAAAAGGCTGAAACAAGAGCAACAGTTTGAAAGCTTACGATCGCATGTTCAAAGTTTATCTTTAAGTTCAGAACAAGCAGCAATGCTAAAGCAAGAGTTCAAGAATTTAAGACAAGATGGACTTGACCAAGCAAAAGCACTTTCAATGGCTATACGATTAATAGGTCTCTCTGAAGAAACGATAGAAGCAGAAAAAAGAGGACGACAGTTAGGACGTATGGCACTAAGCCCTACCGGGGCGCCTATAACCATGAAAAACAAAAACATAGACCCTATGTCATTAAATGACGACGACTATATTAAATGGTGTAACGCGCAACAGTCAGGGCCAAAAGTTTATAAACCTAACAATTAAACAACATGGCTAACGATTTAACAAATTTCACACCCGAGATGTGGAGCCGAAGAATACAAGCACTTTTACGAAAAGAGCTAGTATCTAGAGCTATCGCAAATACAGAGGAACAAGCAATGATGACATTCGGAGATGTAGTACACCGACCGTATATCTCAGATGCTTACCCTACTGATTACACAAAAGGGACGGCAGTAACAGCTCAAGATATCGCAACAACAGACGAATCTCTGGATATCGACCAATCTAAAGTAATACCTTATTACATTGATGATGTAGATAAGATTCAAAACAAATACAATACTCCGCTAGAACTATCATCAAGAGCAGCTCATCTTCTTGCAAGAGAAATTGACGCAACAGTACTTGCACAAGTAACTAATGCAGCTCTAGATATAGACGACGGAGATATTGGGGGAACATCAGGAAATCCTATTTCACTTTCATCTTCTAACGCTATCAACACTTTTGGATCAGCTTATGCTGAACTAGGGTCAAATAACGTAGAAATGGATAGAGACTGGTTCTGTGTAATTGATCCTAAAATGGCTAATGTGATTATGCAATCACAAATAGCTAATGGATTCAACGTAGCAGACCTATCTTTACGAAACGGATTCTTAGGAGACTGGCTTGGATTTAAAGTATTCATGTCAAACAACCTAAGAAGTTCAGTATCTCTAGGATTAGCAACTAATCCTACAGAATCAGACACAGTTGTAATCAACGGGATTACTTTCACATTCAACGCTACTCCATCAGGAGCAGGATCAATTAACATTGGAGGTACTGCAGCAGCTTCAGTAGATAATCTTCTAGCTTGTATTATGGGGACAGGAACAGCGGGAACTGATTATATTGCATTATCAGCAGCTAACATTGCTAAACTTAGAAACGATAAAGTAGTAGCAACTGACGGTACAACAACACTTGATCTAGTAGCAGCAGGAAGAATGACTTTATCAGAAACTCTTACTGATACTACAGACGCATTTGCAACACAAACTGTTTATTCAGTTGCAGGAAGAATGGGATCAATTGATTTAGTTATCCAAAAAGAACCTACAGTAGATTCTCGAAGAGCTTCATTGAAGCTTGGAGATGATGTATTAGTACATAGTTTATACGGAGTCAAAACTTTTGTAGAGGGGGCTCAGCGTATGGTGGAGATAAATATTGCGGCTTAAATAAAGGCTTGACAAAGATTAGTGGAGGGTGTATCCTCATCCTCCATTAATCTAAAAAACTATGAAAAAAACTAAAGTATGTTACGTATGTAAGAAGCGAAGGATGATAGCTTCCTTCTACAAGAAGAACGGAAAAGCAAAGAATGAGTGTATACAGTGTCAGAAGAAGTATATGAAGGAGTACAGGATAAAGAATAAGGAACGATTAAAAGAGTATAGTATAAAAAGCCACGCTGATTATTATCAGAAAAACACAGAGAAAGTAAAAGCAGCTGTAAAAAAGTATCGCAAAGAGAACCCTGATAAAGTAAAAACATTTAGGGCAATATGGAGAGAAGAGAATCGTGAAGATATAAATGAAAAGCATAAAGAGTGGAGAGAAGAGAATAAAGAGCATGTTAATGAAAGAAGCAGACAATGGAAGAAAGAGAACAGATATAAGGTGTTAGCTAATACAAGGAAGAGACAAGCAGGTAAGCAGCAAAGGACACCAAAATGGGCGATAGAGGACATAATAAAAGTATTTTACTTTATGTCAGAACATCTAGGGAGGATAATGAACGAAAAATATCATGTAGATCATATTATACCGTTAAAAGGAGAAAATATAACAGGTTTACATACTCACAATAATTTACAAGTAATAACAGCAAAAGAAAATATGACAAAAAATAACAAGATTAAATTAAGTTCATAAGCGGGGGGAGGGGCGTCGTGCACCCTTCCCCCAACTAAGACACTTTTAAACAAATTATTAATTAACATTTCACAATGCAGACATACAAATTACCAAATGCAGCAGCATCAGTTCTAACAGTCAGTACTACAGCCTTGTCTTTAAACACAGCTATTTCAACAGCTGCTAGTGAGACGGTTTCTTTGCCGTTAGATTTGAATGCAATTGATTTACAAGTAACAGCCGAGGATGTGACTATCTTATATGATGGGAACACGCCTACAGCAGCTAACGGATTAATTGCAGGACAAACTTATGACACTAAAGCGTTGAGCCTTAGAGGTATATCACTTGATAAACTTCAAATGATACGAACTGGAGGATCAGATGCTACAGTAAGAATTCAGGTAGGAAGAACTAACACAGTATAATATGAAATCAAGAGTATCTTATAATAGATTTAAACTAAGAGAACCTTCTGACAGAGAAGTACAGATATTTTTTGTACCAGCAGCAGGAGGAGCACCAGCAGTAGATAATTTATTGCTAGAAACAGGAGATAACTTATTACTAGAATCAGGAGATTTATTATTATTAGAAGCATAATTATTTAACTTTAAAATCATGGCAGATGCAAAATTAACCGCCTTGGCTGCAAATACAGCTCCAATAGGTACAGATATAGCTTATATAGTGGATGATCCAGGAGGGTCAGCCGCTAGTCAGAAGATAACATTTGCCAATTTTGGTAAAGGATTAGATGCAGGGGTTATACCTAACACGCCAGCAGGAGCTATAGCAGCAACAGATGTACAAGCAGCAATAGATGAGTTAGAGAGTGAGAAGTCACCTTTAGCTGGTAGTGCGAGTATATTAACAGTAGGAGCTTTAGATACGGGATCAATAACTAGTGGATTTACTTCAATAGACGTAGGATCAGGAGCTATAACAACAACAGGAGCGATATCAGGAGGAACGTTTGTAACAACAGTTACTACAGGATCTTTAGTAACAGTTGCAGATTACGGAGGAGCTACTCAAGCAACAGGAACAACTATAGGGGTTGAAGCAGGAGATAATTTTAATACAAACTCAGCTAATGATTATAGATCTATTAGTATAACGAATGAAGTAAATGCAGGAGCAGGGGCTAATACTGGGATATATTTACAAAACAGTGAACTAACAGTAACCCCAGCAAACATAGGAGGACAAGGACTGTTTATTAATCAGTTTGGAATTGATGGTACAGGGTTGCAAGTACAAGGTAATAATAATGTAGCTGCAGCAACTAATGGAGTAGCATTGTTCCTTTTAACTGCTACTCAAGGCTCAGCTTCTACAGTTATAAAGGTAGACACAGGAACCTCTTCACAAGATCATTTAGCATTAGATTTAGATGGGACAAGGTTCAGTATGAGAATAAATGATGCAGATCAAGCCCCAGGAACAACTACTAATAAGGCATATAGTTTAGCAGGAGTTTTACAGTGGAATGGGAATGCAGTATTAGATGCAGCTTCGACTGTTTCGGCTTTAACAACAGTGGGAGTTTTAGCCTCTGGATCAATTACAACAACATTTGGAGCTATAGATAATGGAGCTTCTAATATAACAACAACAGGAACAATATCAGGGGGGACAGTAACAGATGGCACAGCTTCATTTACTTCAGGAGCCTTAACAGGAGCAACGACTGGTGTATTTGGATCAGCTAGTTCATTAACCTTAGGTACAGCTAGTACAGCAGCAGGAGGGATAATAATGAAGAATGCTTCAAATGCTAATAATGTAACAATACAGGCAGGAGCGACATCAGGAACTTATGCAATGACATTACCATTAGCAGTAGCAGGAGCAGGAGAAGTGTTAACAGATGCAGCAGGTAATGGGGTGTTAAGTTGGGCAGCAGCAGGAGGAGGAGGAGCTTCACAGTTTGATGCAGAAGTAGCGCCATCAGGAGCAGATTATACAACACTAGGAGCAGCTGTAGCTGATGGTAAAACTAGAATACTTATATCAGGAAGTGTCACAGAGTCAGGAGATATTGCTTTACCAGCGTCTGATTTATACATATTTATAGAAAAAACAGTGGTTCTTACAATGGTGACTTATCAGTTTACTTATGCTGGAACAAGAAATGTATATATAAGAGGTGAAGGAGAGATAGATTATACTCAAACTTCAAGTGGAGATGAGCTATTTAATTCAGCTGCACAAGCAGCTTCAATCCTTGATATAGATGGAATATATTTTGATAATAATTCAACAGCAACTGTTACAGCTCTTGCGGCAGGATGTGTGATGAGACTTAGAAATATGATTATAGATTGTCCTAATACTGTTAGAGGAGGAATAATTGATCCTAAAGATGGAAGTTTTATACAAAATATAGAGTTTAATGGAGGAGGAACAGATTGTGAGGAGGCAATTTATCAAGCAACGGCTTCGGCTACTACTTATAGTAATCTTACTATATTGGGAACATGGGATAGTGCAGTGCAAGAAGTAATAAATTGTTTTGGAGCAGGAGAAACAATATTTGATAATATAAGTGTAACGTCTACGTCTACAATGATATTGCAATTGACAGGATTGGTTAATAATATACATGGAAACCCAGCCTCTAAAACAACAGATATCGAAGTAGGATCTGCGGGGACAGTTTTGTCTAATTTATATGATATAAATGATTTAGATTTAGTAGGGATGGACGATATAACAATAACTAATTTTGAGTGTGATAAGCTAGATTTATCTGATGCTGGTTGTTTAAGATTAAAAATAAGTAATGGAGTAGTGGCAGAAGCTGTTACTGTGGCAGGAGATAATCATTGTATAAGCAATGTAGCTTTTGGAAATAATGTAACAATTAGTTCAGGGGGTAATCAAAATCAGTTTAGCAATTGTGATATTGTAGGAGATGTTAATGATACAGGGAATGATAATTCTTATGTTGGATGTAAAGTAGGTGCTAGAGCAGGAGGAGGAGGAGCAACTATAACTGTTGTAGCAGGAGCTAACAGAACAAGAATTGCAGGAACAGCTACAGATGCAGCAATAGTAGATGGAGGAGCAGGTACAGTTACAGCAGCTAATACAGTTTACTAATAATTAATTAATAATTTATTATGGAATATCAACTTTTAAGTTCAACGGCTGATTCTATAGCCTTTAGAACAATTGATGGAGAAACAATCAATGATTATGGAGTATTTAATCATGTAAAGAATAGTCTTACTAATAAGGTCGCTGTTGAGGCGGATAAGACAGTAGAACCAGTTTATGAAATTATTAATAAAAATGATTTTACTACTTATTTTGGAGGAGTAGATTTGAAAGATTCTAAGGCACTTTCAACTGCTTGTGCAGCATATATATCAGCAACTCAATAATATTTACTTAACAATAAATAATGCAAAGTATAATCAAGCTACCTAATGCAGGTGCTAGTCAAATTACAGTGACAGCTACAGCTACGACTGTTGAAAGTTTAGTAGCAACAGCTGCTTCAGCATTTTTCGAACTACCTCATGAGGCAGATGCTTTAGACATTCAAGTAGAAGCTAATTCTGTTAGGTATCTAGTAGACGGCAACACTCCAACTACAACTGTAGGGTTCTTATTAGAAGCAGGAACAGTCAAACAGTTTAGAGGAGCTGATTTACATAAGTTAAAGCTCGTAAGAGCAACAGGCAGTGATGCTACAGTTAATTTACAATTTGGTAAAATATTACGATAATGAGTAGAGTAACACAAAATTACGGCGATGGTGGAGATGCTATTTATAACATCACTCCTATACTAGATGAAGATGATATGGTATCTAACAGGGATGATGCGCTTGCTACTCAGCAAAGTATAAAAGCTTATGTAGATACTGAAGTTAGTCCTTGGTTGTTACCGCCTGCTGAAGATACATATGACCCCACAGGCGGATTGCCAGTAGGCCCTAGCGTTGGTGATAGGTATATATCTGATGCAACTGCTAATGGTTGGACAGAAGACTATGTATATGAGTGGGATGGGTCTTCATGGGTAGAAACAGTACCAGAAGAGGGTGAGATGATATGGATGTTATTGGCACTTGTGCACTGGGTTTTTTTCTCTGGAGGTTGGATGGAAGTTGGCTCAGGATCGTTCCTAGCTTTAGACGGTTCAAATGCTGATTCTAATATAGACATTTCAACTTATGACCTTATTACTACAGGAGCAGTAGGGAGGGATACAGATAATGAAATAAACTGGGGTACAGATAATTCCCTAGCTATCGCTATAAATGGTGCAACCTCTAATATAGTTAGTGTTTCAACAGGGGCAGGGGATAATGACAAACTTGTAACACAGGGGTATGTTAATGATCAAATCACAGCCACAACTACTGTTACAACAGTAAATGTAGCTACATATGATCTATTAACAACAGATGATTTTCTTCATGTTACATATACCTCAACAGCAGCAGTAACAAGTTTAACGCTTCCTACAGCACAGACAACAGCGGGAAGATGTATAACAATTAAAGATGCAGGAGGGAATGCTTCAGCTAATAATATAACAGTAGACACAGAAGGAGCAGAGACTATAGATGGAGCAGCTACTGCTGTAATATCAGGAAATTATGATTCTATCAGTCTATATTCAAATGGCGTTGGATGGTTTATACATTAGTAATTTAACTTTAAATACATGTCTTTTATAACAAGTACCCCTGTCAACGCCTATTATTGCCGCTAATTCACAGATACAAGCGAAGGTAGCAACTTCAAGTGGTTCAGATACAGCGACTATTTCAATACATTATCATGCTTACTAATTTATTTATTATGAAAAACTCAAACAAGTATTCGTTTAACAAAGCAGACTTAATGAAGATAGCTACAGGGGCATCACTTGCTCTAGGAGGCGCATTAGTCACTTATATGGCAGAAGTTATGGCTCAAACAGACTTCGGTCCATACACGGCAGTTGTGACAGCCTTAGCAGCTATTGCAATCAATGGAGCGAGAAAGTATTTAGAAGGTAAAAAATAAACTATGTCAGATTACAAATTAATATTGGAGAAACTAAAAACTTTTGAGACTTTGTTCTTAGAAAAGTTTAGGAATAATGATAAAGCGCATGAAAGAATAATTAAAGCAGCTGAAAAGAACACTAATAAGATTAGTAAAGTAGAAAGACAACAAATATTTTGGAAAGGGGCTTTAGCTGGATTGTCATTAATTGTAGGAGGTATATCTATCCCTCAAGTAGTAAAACTAATTTCATACTTAATAAATCATCCTTTTATATCTTAAGCAAACCACAAGCCGTAAGAAACAATAACCCCTTACGTTTATGAAATCAGGTATTTCAGAAAAAGATTGTAGAGATCTACGGCATAGTCTAAGAAACGAGATGACTAAGATGATTAACATTGTTATTGATAAGCAAGAGGCCATACAACAAGATATATCAATAATTAAACAAGAAGGAGTAGCTAGAAGTAAAGATATAGCTAAGTGGGAAGAGCAAACTCATCATTTTAATAGGTTGTCACAGGATATTTCAAAAGGATACGTAAGCAGATGGGCATTTAACATATTTCTAGGTATTATAATGGCGATAAGTGGATATATAGTAGCAATGACTAATCTAAACAATAATAAGATAGGAATCATCACAGATAAAGTAATACAAATACAAGCAATATTAAACAATTATGATATAAAAGTAGAATAATTATTAATTAAATTTTAAAATCATGGCTAAAGCACGTAAAAAACAGGCAGTAGTAGAAGAGGTAATAGTTAATTCTGAAATCTCTCTATTAGATCCAGTAGAAGAAGAGGTAGTAGAAGAGGTAATAGTTAATTCTGAAATCTCTCTATTAGATCCAGTAGAAGAAGAGGTAGTAGAAGAGGTAGTAGAAGAAGTACAAGAAGCAGCTCCAGAAGTAGGAGACGATGTAGTAATTGAAGCTCAAGAAGAAGCAATTGTTCTTGATGGAGCAGGTAAAGTGTTTAGAGTTTACTCTAAAGAACTACACGGAGAAAACTACCAACAACTAGCTGAAGGGTTCGCTAAAAAGAAGTTCCTTACAGTTCAATAAAGACATTAACTAAACAATCATGGCTATACTTGTAAGTTCAGCTAAAACATCGTTAGAAAACAGAAAAAGAGATATCTCAGATGTCTCTGATTCCGTATTCATTGAATGGTGTAACTTCATTAACGATTTCTATTACAGAACAGTTAATGGAATAGATCCTGGACGTAACTTAACAACAGATACAATTAGTGTTGTATCAGGTACTGAAACATACGCTTTACCTTCAGACTTCAATAACATGCAAGTTGTTGGATCAGGGTTATATGATCTTGATGGTAATAGTGACCCTATCGAATCTTCAAGACTAACTCTTACAGGATACGGAGCAGCAGTTAATGGATATTATATATCAGGTAGTAACGTAGTTTTAACTCCACAGCCTTCAGCTACTAATACTTTGACCATAAGATACATTCCAGACCTAACAGCTCTTACAGCTACTTCAAATAGCTTACAGATACCTGATGAGTACAGATTGTATGTAATAAACGCTATAGATGTTCTTTACACTCTCTGGGATGAAGATAAGAACTCAGAAGTCTTTGCAGACGCTCGGTTCTCTCGATCTTTAGATGAGCTAGCAAAGAATATCAATCAACAACCAATGATATCATCAATGTTAAATATTAACCCATATTAATGTACAAACCCCTTACATTTTCACCGTCAGGCAATGCAGCGTCGTCTATAACGACTACGTTTGCTACAGGAGGTATAAATAAAAGAGACTATGAACAGTTGCTTGATACTAAGTTTGCTATAGAGATTAAGAATTACTTAGTCCAATCAGATGGAAGGCTTGTGAAACGTGAAGGAAGGACTCAAGAGTTCACCGTAGCCGGAGGAGCAGCTGTTACAATGCTTGTTAAATGGAGTTCTACGTTATGGGTATATGGATATGATAACAACGTAGCAGTACATGATGACACAGCAGATACACAAACAGTGGTTAAAGGTGATTTCACAACGACTGATGCGTTTAGTGGTGTTAAATACGGTGACTACTTCTTTGTATGTAATGGCGGAGATAAAGTCGGAAGGATTAGTAAAACGCTTGATTATGATGCACAAACTGGCAACTTTGCTGTTGGATTAGTAGTAACAGGAGGGACCAGTGGAGCTACAGCTATTGTATTAGAAGATTCAGATAGTGGAACTACAGGAACATTAACATTAGGAGAAATATCAGGCACCTTCGCAAATGATGAAGCTTTAACTGATTCATCTACAGGAGCAGCAGTAGTTAATGGAACATTAGGGTACACATTCACTTCTATAACAGACGCTCCTAAAGCTAAGCACTTATATATAGCTGGTTCAAGGATATTTGCTGGTAATTTATCAGGAGATATTGTAGAAAGCAGCCAAGGGAATGAGGCAACTATTGTATGGGCTACAGCGGATGATGGGACAAATCCGCCATTTACTGATTGGACAACTGTTGCAGTTGCTGGACAGCCTACTCCTAGTGAGCCATCAGCAGCTAGGTTAAGAAATGCTGGAGCTGTGCAAGGATTTGGATCAATAGGATCACAAGTAATAGCTGTTTACGATTCAGGTAAACTAGGGTTTAGAATAGAGTCTGTTAATGTAGATACTGTAGGATTGGTACAAGAACAGGCTATAGACTTCCAGAAGATAGACTTTGGAGGTGAAAGAGGTATGGCATCAACGCCTAAAGGAATCTTTTATTGTAATGAAGGAGGGGTTTTCCAAATGATTAGCGGAGGATCAACAAATGTACCGTTTAGTGAACAAGAATCGAATATATCATTACTTTTAGGAACGGATTTAATAGATGACTTAAGTTTTGTTGCGTCAGATATTATATATGATCCTAAACGTAATAATGTGATGATCACATGTAGAGAAGACTCAAGTACTAATAATCTAGTATTAGTCTATGATTTAGATAATGCATCATGGGTTAAGTTTACTGGATGGAATATAAACAGGTTTATGTTAGTCAATGACATAATATACGGAGGAAATTCAACATCTACAACTATATATAAGCTATTTGATGGAGAGAGTGATAATACAGTTCCTATAGAGACAGAGTATTTACAAGAACTACCTATAGGTAACTTTACAGAACGTAAAGACTTAGAGTTATTCTATATACAAGGACAGTTGTCAGAGAGTAGCGAGATAACAATAGCGTTTGATGTATATGATAAAGAAGGAGAGATAGTGCATAACAAAGCAACCTTTGACTGGGCAGCTTCAGGAGATGAAGGATTGTTTGCAGGGTACGGATCAGCTTCATGGGGTGCTACACCATTTGGAGGGGATATAGAAAACAATGCATTAACTAGTGACTTTTCAGGAGCTTCATTAAGGATAAAGAATTTTCAAAGATTGCGAATTCACATTACAAGCAACGACAGTGTACCTCATCAAATCAATTTGTTTCAGGCAAGAGTAGTAAATAAAGGATCAATTAGACGTAGAAATTTAAATACTTAATTATATAAACAATGGCAGATGCAACCGTTTTACCAACACTAGAATTCTTTCAATGGAGTCGCCCTACAGCAGCTAATCCTCGACTAGCAGCTCCTATAACAGACAGTGCTACAACAATCACTGTTACTAACCCTCCTCTAGACGAGGACGGTAAGATTGTAGCTGCAGCCTTCTTGATGGGAGTTAAGAACAAAGCAGGATACACAGAGACTGTTTACGTCCCTGCAGCAGGGGTACAAGGCTCAGGAAACACTCCAGACACTACTAACCTCGGATTAACCATTACAGCCGCTGTACGTGGTATAAACACCTCAGGATTAGATTTCAGCACTACAGCTAGTTTAGCAGCTGAGCATGAGCAAGATAGTCCAGTATTCTGTAATGTATCAGCTATACATTTTGATTTAATACAAGCAGCACAGAAAGGGACTATAGGATCAGGGGGAGAGAATTGGCAAGTAGGGAATGCTGCTAATAACGATATAACAGTATATGCATTTAATGGAGACGCTAATAAACCATTCTGGAGGTATGTAGCAGCTTCTAATGGATGGTACTTCTCAAATGATGGAGTATCTAGTACAGCGTTTGGTACAGGAGCAGGAGTAACAGGGGGAGCTAATATAACTGTTACAGCAGGGGATATAGCTTTAGATAGTACTATAACAGGGGCTCATACTTACTCAGGAGCTTCTACATTTAGTTCAGATGTATTAGTAGCAGCTGATATACAGCATGATGGAGATACTAATAATAAGATAACTTTTACTACTGATGCACAAAGTTTAGAGACAGGGGGGAC